GTTTTTAGTAGTACAGGCCGCTATTTCTTCAGCCCATTTATCTCTCATGCTGTTCATAACTCGTCCCCCTCTACTAGCAAACCGATAAGTCTCTCGCGGTTGACAGGTCTCCACCCTTGCTTTGGTTCGCGCCATTCTGGTCGCCCTTCCGACTCTCGTTCCTTGCGATCAAAGTAGTCTTTGTGTATGGCGAACATCTCACTTAGCTGTGTATCTAGGTCTTGCTCATATCTTGTAGTCATAACATTTCTCCGAGTTGGTAGGGTAGCCCTACCGTTAAGGTACAAAAACCGAGGCGTTATTGCCCCAATGGTTTTACCATTATATCATACTTACCGTAACGTGTCAAGCTGTGGCCTATGGTGTGTAAACGTGTCGTCCGGTGTAATGTTACATATTGTGACAGATTGTTACGTGGGTACCGCTTGTAAGTTATTGATATGTAGGTAATGTTACAATGTTACGTTTTTGAGGGAAAAATGGTGGGAAATAAATAAGCTGACAAAGGGGAAAGGAATTTGTCACAGTACGACCAATGTAAAATGTTCCTATATATATATTCCTGAAAATGTCACAATATATAAGGTATAAAGAAAATACACTATACTTGACGATCTGATAGGTAAGATACTTCACGTTGGTTAACTGCTTATCATCAAACAGCATCAAACAACACTTCCTGATATTGTTACAAAATTTTGTCACAGTCTGTCACAAACACGTAACATTAGGGCGATAAATGCAACATTGTCGTAGGGTGGCCCTACGGTGAGGCTCAACGCACTTGGGGACTGGTCTCGTGTGACGTGTCAGGTAGAGGCTCAACGCCTACGAGGAACTGGTATCAAATCGCAGGCCAAAAAAAACCTCTCAATTAAGAGAGGCTGTTGATTTATATCCTGCCATATACATGGCGTCTTCGATTGTGTTGCCCTGTTTAAGATAGTAATTAAGGGCATCCCTTTTAACTTGTTCCCTATTCGATGTCATGCGAGCTTCAACCAATCTATCGAACCCATTTATAATATCCTCTGAATCTTGTATATCCAGATCAAACAATTCATCTCTCATATGTTACCCCAAAAAAATGGGGAGCCTCTCGACTCCCTGTTAGGTTAGTGGTTAGGTTCGAATTTTCTAGCCTTCGAAAGTCCAGTAGTTATAACGCTACACGGCTTCGATAGATTTTTCGCTAGCTCCTCATCCCCATGTTTCTCAACAGCCTTACAGAATTTATTAAACGCTTCGGTCATTATAACGTGACCGCTGTTTGCTTCCGCTTCGACCTTCTCATCGTCTGTCATAGACTCTGCTTTGCGTTCCTTCACTAACTCCATTGCTATCTTAGCAAAGTCTTTCATTATGCTGGCTGGTTGTCTACCTGCGTCAATGATTAACTTCCGTCTTGGGTGATTCTTACCATAGTCATCGACATCCTCAGTACCTAATGCAAACTTGATACCGTTGGATAACGTCTTAGGTAACATACCCTTATATGTGTCACCGATAAAAGTAGAGAACATATTCAAGCAATCTGAATACTCAACTTTTGATAGCAGAGACTTACTGTCACTAGTGTTAGGGCTGATCCAGTGTTCAGGTGTCTTGTATCCCTTCTCGTCTACTAGGTGCATTGCTAGTGCGCTTCTAAGCTCTCCAACCTTCTCGGCTTTCCGTTCCAGTGTTTGGTTAGCCGTGTAGTATGAACGGCATATATCAAACGTATCGTCGGTAATAGTAGTGAGACCCAACGTTGTAGCATTTACTTCCTTTATAGATTTAGTCATTACAAGTGTATCCGTATAGCCTATGTGAATCGGTACATAGTAAACCGTCATCAAGATCATGTCTTGATGGGTCTATTGTAACATGTTAGCAGGAACATCCCTTGATCCGCACCGTAGGGCGACCCTACCGCCCCCCCATGACCCGCTTTGACAGATGGGACTCCGCCAGTTGTATGTATTACTACTCCAGACAAATAAATTACTATTTCTCGGACTGTGTAGGGAACGGCCTCATTACAGGAAAGACCCCCCCTTGTTTTATAAATGCCTTGTCTAAAAAATTTTTTTCTGGTATATATGCACCTTCGGTGAATAACCTGCGATCAGTAAATGACTTTATCCCTAGAACCAGAGCTAGGCGTTCCTTTGTCTGAAGGAATACGCAAGCTAGATTTAAAAGAACGAACAGAAGCTGCGTCCAATACCGCACTAGATTTGGCCGAGCACGGCTTAGATTTGTTACCTAACAAAGAAGATAAGGATGTAGCGTCTAAACTAGCCGCTTCTTACGCCTCTGATCCTTCTAAAACATCTAAAACCGCTAGTGCCGCTCGTATATCTACACTGACTCCGGCCTCTTTGGTACTCACAAACAAGATACTTAGTGAATTTGGTCGCTCTGTTGTAGAGTCTTCGATACAGATTAGGCACCTAGTAACTAACAAACTCTTATTAGAGACAGAAAACCCTGATCCCCGCACAAGAATACGAGCATTAGAGCTGCTAGGTAAGATTTCAGACGTGGGATTGTTCGCTGAGAAGTCAGAAATAACAATTACGCACCAGTCTACGGACGATCTGAAGAGCAAACTGCGTAGAAAACTAGAAAAGCTAGTCCCCGTAGAGGAAGAAGCCGAAGATGCAGTGGTGCTAGACGGTGAAGCTGTAGATTTAGACGAAGAATTAGGGCTAGATGATGAGCCTTATGACGATGATTGAGGCCGTTCCCGACTTTACTGAGAAAGATGTCCAAAAAATGTTGGATAACCTAGACTCTTTTTCTAATGAAGAGGTAAAAGAGATAGATAGACTGGTAGAAGAGCTATCTGTACGCAAACAGAACCAACTAGCGCACGACGATTTAATAGAATTTTGTAAAGCAATGATGCCGGAGTTCATTGTAGGGAGGCATCACCGAATTTTAGCGGACATGTTGATGGGAATTGAGCGTGGAGATAAGGATAGAGTCTGCGTAAACATACCACCTAGGCATGGTAAGTCTCAATTAGTGTCTATTTTCTACCCAGCGTGGTTTTTAGGGCGTAATCCCAACAAAAAAGTAATGATGGTGTCCCACACCACGGATCTTGCAGTAGATTTTGGCCGTAAAGTGCGTAATTTGATCGCCACCCCCGAATATCAGGCTATATTTCCTACTGTAAAGCTAGCGATTGACTCTAAGTCAGCGGGTCGGTGGAATACTAACGTGGGCGGGGAGTATTATGCGTGTGGTGTAGGTTCAGCACTAGCAGGTCGTGGTGCAGACTTACTACTTATTGATGATCCTCACTCTGAGCAAGACGTTATTAGCGGTAACTTTTCGGTGTTTGAAAGAGCCTACGAATGGTACACGTTCGGCGCTCGTACACGCCTAATGCCGGGGGGAAGGGTAGCAATTATTCAGACTAGATGGCATATGGACGACCTGACAGGCCGCGCAGTAAAGGATATGGCTAATAACGAGAGAGCCGATCAGTTTGAGGTTATAGAATTTCCAGCTATACTAGAATTTCAGGATGAGGACACAGGTGAGGTAGTAGAAAAGCCTCTGTGGCCTGAGTTTTTTGATTTAGAGGCACTATTACGTACTAAAGCGTCAATGCCTACGTTCCAATGGAATGCCCAGTACCAGCAACAACCCACCGCCGAAGAAGCTTCCATAGTAAAAAGAGAGTGGTGGAATGAGTGGGATAAAGACGATCCTCCAGCTTGTGAGTACATAATCATGTCACTGGATGCTGCGGCAGAGAAACACAACCGCGCTGACTACACAGCACTCACTACATGGGGGGTGTTTTATAATGAGGAAGAAAGTGCGTATAATATTATCTTGCTTAATAGTATTAAGCAGCGTATAGAGTTCCATGAACTAAAAGAGTTAGCGATGCAAGAGTACGCTGATTGGGAACCAGACTCGTTTATAGTAGAGAAAAAGAGTTCAGGTGTGGCGTTATACCAAGAAATGCGACGAATGGGTCTACCTGTATCCGAATATACACCTCATAGAGGGTCAGGAGATAAACTTGCACGTTTAAACGCAGTATCTGATATTGTAGCGTCTGGACTATGTTGGGTTCCGCAGACTCGATGGGCTGAAGAAGTTGTAGAAGAAATAGCAGGATTCCCCTTTATGAGTAACGATGACTTGGTGGATTCTACAGTTATGGCACTAATGCGGTTCCGGCAAGGCGGATTTATACGTCTACCTACTGATGAAGCAGAAGAACAACAATATTTTAAGCGGCGTGGAAACGGCTACTACTAAGAGGCTAAATTATGGCAATTGAGAAAGGTATATACGCTGCTCCCAAGGGCATAGAAGAAGAGACAGTGGAAGGGGAACTAGTCGAGCAGGCACTAGAGATTGAGATAGTTGACCCTAAAATGGTAACTATGTCCGATGGTAGCGTAGAAATTACCTTAATCCCCGGAAATGACATGTTAAGTGGTGACTTTGATAGTAACCTAGCAGAAGAATTAGAGGAAGACTACCTAGCTACGTTAGCAGATGAGCTTATTGAACTAGTAGATTCTGACGTAGATAGCCGAAAAGAGTGGGCTGATACGTATGTCAGGGGTCTAGATATCATTGGTTTTAAGTATGAAGAGCGTACTACTCCTTGGGAAGGCGCTTGTGGCGTTCATTCTACTGTTTTGGCAGAAGCAGCCATTCGTTTTCAAGCGGAGACAATGAGTGAGACATTCCCCGCAGCAGGCCCAGTTCGTGTAAAAGTGTTAGGACAAGAGACTAAAGAGAAAGACGAAGCGGCTGATCGTGTAAAAGCTGACATGAACTACGAGTTGACCGAGAACATGGTCGAGTATCGCCCTGAACACGAGCGTATGCTATATAGCCTAGGACTCGCAGGATCAGCGTTTAAGAAGGTTTACTTTGATCCTAACTTAGGCAGACAAACAGCTATCTATATTCCCGCAGAAGACGTTATCGTGCCTTATGGAGCGTCTAACATCGAGTCCGCAGAGCGTGTCACACACATCATGCGTAAGACCAAGAATGATTTACGAAAGCTACAGGTGAACGGGTTTTATCGGGATATAGACTTAGGAGAACCACAATCATTTCATACTGACATTGAAGAGAAGAAAGCCGAAGATGGTGGGTTATCTCTTACTGATGATGATCGTTATGCTATGTACGAGATTCATGCAGACCTTGTTATTGAAGGTGTAGATGAATCTGATGATGATATAGCCAAGCCTTACATAGTTACTATGGAGCGAGGCAGTAACGAGATACTAGCTATTCGTCGTAACTGGAACAAAGAAGATAAGCTTACATTAAAGCGTCAACACTTCGTACATTACGTATATGTCCCCGGATTTGGCTTCTACGGCCTTGGACTGATTCACATCATTGGTGGTTACGCTAGAGCGGGAACATCGCTTATACGTCAACTAGTGGACGCTGGTACGCTATCTAACCTTCCGGGGGGTCTAAAATCCCGTGGACTACGCATTAAAGGTGATGATTCTCCTATAGAACCGGGGGAATGGAAGGATGTAGATGTGCCATCAGGTAGCATCCGCGAGAATATTATGCCCCTTCCTTATAAGGAGCCTAGTCAAACTCTACTAGCTTTACTAGACCAGATAACTAATGAAGGCCGTCGTCTAGGCGCTATTAGTGATATGAACATCTCTGACATGTCAGCTAACGCTCCTGTAGGAACTACCCTAGCATTGTTAGAACGCACGTTAAAACCTATGGCAGCAGTACAGGCGCGTGTACATTACGCTATGAAGCAAGAGTTTAAAATGCTCAAGGCTATTATGGCTGAGTATGCTTCTCCTGAGTACGATTATAAGCCTCTTAGAGGCGAAATGTCAGCACGCCAATCAGACTACGCTATGGTCGATGTAATTCCTGTAAGTGACCCTAATAGCTCTACAATGGCACAGCGAGTAGTACAGTATCAAGCTGTGTTACAAATGGCACAACAAGCCCCGCAGATTTATGATCTGCCGCAACTACATCGTCAGATGATTGATGTTTTAGGTATTAAGAACGCTGACAAACTAGTCCCAACGAAAGACGATATAAAGCCAAGCGATCCTGTAAGCGAGAACATGAACGCTCTAACAGGTACCCCCATAAAAGCGTTTATATATCAAGATCACGATGCCCATATGGCAACGCACCAAGCGTTTATTCAAGACCCTATGATCGCTCAAACTATCGGACAGAATCCACAAGCACAACAAATCATGGCTGCGCTTCAAGCGCACATTGCAGAGCACCTAGGATTCAAGTACCGCAAACAGATGGAAGAGAAGTTAGGAGTATCATTACCAGCGCCTAACGACGAAATGTCTGAAGAGATGGAAGTTCAGTTAGCTAGAGTTATGGCTGACGCGGGTAAGCAACTTACTCAACAGAACCAACAACAAGCAGCACAAAAGAAAGCGCAAGAACAACAGAAAGACCCAGCGTTCCAGTTGCAGCAAGCGGAGCTACAGGTTAAGCAACAAGAAGTACAACGTAAGGCTCAGAAAGACCAAGCCGACGCGCAAGTTAAGCAAGGTGAACTTCAACGAAAAACTAAAAAAGACCAAGTTGATGCCACTCTTGACATAGAACAACTCAAACTAGATAAACAAGAGTTGGAAATAGATGCCCAGAAAGCGGGTGCCAAACTAGCTGCGGATAGAAGAACAGCTAACACTAAACTTGACCTTGATCTAATGAAAGAGGTTAAAAGCAAACCAAAAGGATAAAGTATGACTACTACCGTCTTTGACGTGCTAAGGAAAAAAATCGAAGAAGATATTTCTTCAGCAACAGAATTTCTAAGTAGTGGAGGAGCCAAAGACTTCCCTCAGTACAAAGAAATAACAGGAATGCTACGAGGTCTCACTTCCTGTATGAATCATGTAAATGACCTCTCGCGAAACTATTTGGACGATGACAATGACTGATATAAGTAAAGACTTAGAAAAAGAACTAACGGAAGAAGAGTTAGATAATCTACTACCGACTCCCGTAGGCTATAGAGTATTAATAGCCATGCCAGAAGTAGAAGATACATACGGAGAAAGTGGGATTATTAAATCTAGCAAAGAAGTTCAGTTAGACACAGTTATGTCTACTATCGGACTTGTATTAGATATGGGCAAACAAGCCTATTCAGATAAAGAACGTTTTCCTACTGGCCCTTGGTGTAAACAAGGAGACTACGTAATGTTTCGTATGAACACAGGAACGCGCTTTAAAGTAAGTGGTGTTGAGTATCGTTTAATGAACGATGATTCAATTGAAGCAGTCGTAACCGATCCTCGTGGCGTAACACGAGTGTAAGGAGTAGAACATGGGTTTTCAAAAAGTTGAGTTTGATTTTCCTGATGAAAAAGATAATAAAAAAGAACCCGTAGAAGTAGAAGCTAGTAATGCGGTAGAAATAGACGTGTCGGGTAAGAAGAAAGAAGAAGACTACAAAGAAGACTACAAAGAAGACGAACTTGAAGTTGAGATTGTTGACGATGTACCAAAGTCTGACCGTAATCGGAAAGCTTCTAAACCACCAGAAGATATTACGGACGAGGAGTTAGAAGACTACTCTGATAAAGTACGTAATCGGATTAAACATTTTAGTAAAGGCTACCATGACGAGCGACGTGCTAAAGAAGCTTCTCAACGGGAGAGACAAGAGTTAGAAAATTTTGCTAAGAATCTTGTTGATGAGAATAACAAGTTAAAAGGTACGGTAGATAAAAACCAAGCTGTTTTGTTAGAACAGGCTAAAAAAACTGCTGCCGCAGAAATGTTACTAGCAAAGCGTGCTTATAAACGAGCTTATGAAGCAGGTGACGCTGATAAAGTGCTTGATGCACAAGAAAAGATGACCGTAGCTAACCTAAAAGCAGACAAGCTAAAGAATTTTGAGACTCCTGCTTTACAAACAGAAGCTAATGAGGTACAACTACCTAAACAACCAGTCGTGGACGAGAAAGCTGAAAATTGGGCTAAAGAAAATTCTTGGTTCGGTAGCGATAAAGAAATGACTGGTTACGTTATGGGATTACATGAGAAACTTGTTACTGAAGGAGTAGATACCTCCAGTGACGAATACTACGAGACTATAGACGCTCGTATGCAAAAGCTGTTCCCCGACAATTTTGAAGGGGAAGCAGAGGAAACTGAGTATAAACGACAGTCAAATGTGGTTGCTCCCGCTACGCGGAGCACAGCACCTAAAAAGGTGCGATTAACGCAAACACAGGTAGCTATCGCTAAAAAACTTGGGGTTCCATTAGAACTATACGCCAAAAAGGTTGCTGAAGAGATGAGGAAAATATAATGGCTGAGAATAGAATTAACCGTGAGAACGTCACCCGTGAAAAAACGGCCCGTAAGAAGTCTTGGATGAAGCCACAGGTTTTACCTGCGCCACATGAAGAGCACGGCTATGCATTTCGTTGGATTCGTGTAAGTACACAGGGTAATGTGGATGCCACAAATCTCTCTTCAAAATTGCGTGAAGGCTGGGAGCCAGTAAAAGCATCGGATCACCCCGAAATAACTATGGTTACTGTTGAAATTGAAAGATTTAAAGACAACGTAGTAATTGGAGGGTTGATGTTATGTAAAGCTCCAAAAGAATTGACCGCAGAACGAAATGAGTATTATGAAACTCAAACTAAGTCGCAAATGCAGTCAGTCGATAACAGCTTCATGCGAGAAAATGATCCACGTATGCCGCTATTTAATGAGCGGAAATCGAAAGTTACCTTTGGTAAGGGAACTTAACTTAATTTTATAGGATAGATATTATGTCTTCTACAAGTGCAGGATACGGGCTAGTTCCCGTAAGACGGCAGGACGGCACCCCTTATACGGGCGCTCAAGAGTCGTACTTGTTCGATCCCGCTGGGGTCGCACAGAATGTCGGGTATGGTTCTGTTGTTGAACTACACACTGACGGTTTTGTTAACATTGCTGCTGGTACAGGTGCAGACGCAGGTGCTAACAATCTAGGTGGAAACACTATTGGCGCTATCGGCGTATTTGTTGGGTGCGAGTATATTAATGCTCAAGGGCAGTTGATCTTTGGTCAGTACTACCCCTCTGGTACATTAAATGCTACTGCTTTTGTTGTAACTGATCCAAATGTATTGTTTCAAGCACAAGCAAACGGCGCGGTAACTCAAACGGATCTAGGTCACAACTGTGATTTTCCAGCCGCACAGCACGCTACAACTTCTGTAAACACTACTACTGGTAAGTCAACTATGCAGGTTAACGCTACTACTGCTACTGCCACCAAGTCGTTTAAGATTGTTGGATTCGTAACTAAAACTGGGTCAGAAATCGGCGATGCTTATACCGACGTTCTGGTTAAAATTAACCTTCCGTACCATCAGTATGGTACTGGCATTGTGTCTAACTAAGGAGCTGACTAATGGCTATTTCAAGAGCGCAACTATTAAAAGAGTTACTCCCCGGATTAAACGCATTGTTCGGTTTAGAGTACGCAAAGTATGGCGAAGAGCATAAAGAGATTTTTGAAAACGAAACCTCTGACCGTTCTTTTGAAGAAGAAACTAAGTTGTCCGGCTTCGGTTCGGCTCCAACTAAGTCAGAAGGCTCCGCTATTGAGTATGATAATGCTCAAGAAGCCTTCACCGCACGCTACACGCACGAAACTGTTGCTATGGGTTTTGCAATCACTGAAGAAGCGATTGAAGACAACTTGTATGACTCTTTGTCATCTCGTTACACCAAAGCACTAGCTCGCGCTATGGCATACACCAAGCAAGTAAAAGCTGCTACCATCTTGAACAACGCGTTCGCTGCTGGTACTACTTACGGTGATGGAGTTTCTCTATGTAACACTTCTCACCCACTTGTTTCTGGTGGTGTTAACTCTAATACTCCAGCAGTTGCTTCGGATCTTAACGAGACTTCTTTAGAAGCCGCTATTATCCAGATTGGCGGATGGACTGACGAGCGTGGCTTAAAGATTGCAGCACAGCCTAAGAAACTCATCATCCCAACAAACCTGCAATTCGTTGCAACTCGTTTGCTTGAGACTGAGGGACGTGTGTCT